GCTGGCTCGGCTCAGCACCCTAATAAAGTCCGCCCACCCCTGCTCCTTCAGATCGTCAATGTGACATCCCGTGAACAACATGAGCTGCCCTATGGCAACGTCTCTGCTGCTCCGTTGAATTCTTACCTCCATCAAGCCGTTCAATCCCTCGATCAACTCCTCTGATGGGAACTCATACTTCAGGAATGTCAGGTCGTTGTATGATTCCTCTGTTGCCTCTGAACCGATGAGCCCGTCGAAGTCCTCTGTAGAATCGGATGCCACCCAGTAGACCTCATCATTCCCATACCCGCTGAATAAAGACCTGATGCACCAGACATGAGTGCTGTTCGCTTTCAGGTGGTTTAGCTGCCTGATGAATCCGCCCCTGCTCTGCACATAGCTCTTGACGATGATGATGCCGTCTGTTGCTCTGGCAATGCTACAGCTTTTGTACAGATCGCAAAGCCCCAGGAACCAATCTGCTTCATCTCTTGAAACTCGCTCTGCGTCACATGTGACTATTTTGCACTCAAGTCCATGGGCCTGTTGCCTCCACCCATCTGAGAGAACATCAGAGTAGGGCCTCATCAGTCTCTCACTGTCTATACTCTCCTCGCCCCCGAGAAGCATCTCTGAGGCTGGGCAAACCAACTCCCCCGCTGCATGATCCACCGTCTTGTCTCCCATAACGAGCGTGTTATAGTACACCGTGCTGGAGTCATTCAGCTGTAGATTCAAGCATTTTAGAGAAGCAGCGAAAGACCCTGTGCCGTCTGCAATTGCACACTTTGGTCCCAGGAATCTCTGCCCTACGCAGAAAGTCTGAAGAATTCCTTCCAGTTTCAGAGGTGCGGATGTCACGCTTTTGCTGTACCTGTAGAAGTGACTGATGGGCAGCTCGACATGTCGGGTTACACCAGGTTCCTTGTTGGCACCGCACACTCGCGCTCCAAAATGGTAGTCTGCATCACTGGTCTGGTTTAGCTGCTGAAAGTATTCTGACACCATTCTTTCTTTCTCTTGCTCTCTCAACAGTTTTGGGTTCAAAATCACTTCCAATCGCGCACGATATTTTCCTGTGCCGGACATCAGTTTCCTCAGACTCTTCTCCGTACGGTAGATGCGAACAAACTTCAGCTCATCCGAGTTGAGCTTAAAAGTGCTTGGACTCGACCTCTGTCTGTCCTTGGCTCTCTCCCAGCACAACACTGCATCCAGACACTCTGTGTCACGACCGGCAAAGTAGCTCCTCAAGGCACTGTAGATCATTAGCTCTTCCCACATGCTTTCTGAAAAATACGTTTCCATGCATTCTAGAGACGGTCTATCACAGAGCATTCCCATTGCCCTCTTGTCTGTGTACAACTTTTTGAAGATCTCATTGCATATCCTGACAGCTCCGGATTCAGTCAACAAAGAATTGTCCGTGGCTGCAGCAAATCCGCTCCTGATCAGATGTTCCCTCTCTGCGGACTTCCTAAGCAAGGTATGCAGAGGCTGAGTCATTTCTGGGGTCCTTTCAATTCTCTTCATGGCGTTGATCAGACAATCCGTGGCACGGTCCATACAATCCGCTCGTATGCTTAGTCGCTTGAATTCTGCAACTGCAGCCCAAATCATGAAGCCTGCAAAAATATGACACACTGATGCCTGTGTGGAGAGAGCTGCCTCCAAAGATGTCTCTGAGACCCCTTCTACTCTGATATGATGCGAGGACTTTAGGTAGGCCAGTCTTCCTGCTGCGAGGCTCGCTACCTCAAGAAGCCCAGCTTTCGAGAGTCCTCTCAGGACCAGCTTGGGAAAGTCTCCTCTCTTTGTCTCAGAGATCTCTGCTTTCTTGTACTCTCGAAAGAAACCGAACTCTCTCCCCTCCTCGCACATCTTTGTCAGAATGTCCGCTCTGCTGATCTCGTGTTTCCCTTCATAGATTGGGGAGGGACAATCGGGGCATCTGGCCACAAAGTACACTTCCGGGACCTGCTCACCAAGCCGCCATCCCAGGGATGCACTGAATTGGCTGTACAGGAGTTGAGCCTGCATCATTATATTGTAATTTGCTTGACCCTTTCCAAAACTGGAGAGACCATCGGAGCTGATCCTGAGGTGATTCCCGACACACACATTGGTTCTTATGAAGGCCCCATTCGACACTCCCGTCGTATGCAACCTGTGTCCTGGTGCTGTTTGAGTCATTTCATCTTGAGTCCTCACAAACTCCGCTAGGTCTTTGCCGGTCACAATCTTTCCATTTGCCAAGATCTCTTTGGTTATATTTGAATCCTTCGCACAGATGAAGCCAATCAGTCTGATGGATCTCAATGCCTTGGCCCCGAAGCTATCTTCTATAGTGATCCTACTTCCTCCAGCCTGCAGGATCTTCTCCTTTGTGATCCCTCCACAATACGGTCGCCCGTCAACATTGGATTCCCACATTTCAGATATCCTGGTGCTCTCAATCCTCCTAGCTGTGATGAAGTTGCTGGGCCCCTCAGGCTTCTCTTCCTCCTTTCTAAATGAGTGAGCTGGGTGACAAAGCGTTGTATTAACAATCTCGACCCCCCAGCCCCTGTCCCTGGCCCGTTGCACTGCCAGCACCGGGCATGCCTCCGTCAGACACTCTCTCTGAAGTCGCCTCTCACTGATGTTTTTCATCTTCGAAAAGAGCAGCACAAGAGTCTTGCATTCGGCTCTCCCGAATGAATGCAGAAGGTCGGTGGTGTCAAGATTTAAGGCTGTGGCAGCCATTGTCTTTGTCCTCACGATCTTCCCTATCAAGGAGTCTATTAGTCCAAATATGGAGCATTTATAGATCTCTGATGCAGCCCTGGGATCCATGGGAGACATGGTCATTAGTTCCTCCTTCCATCTTCCTGCCCAACTCCTCACTCTTTGAGGTCCAGAGGAGTCGATTTTTGTGTGCTCTCTCGAGTGTTTATCGATGTTTCTCATCTCATCGACTAGAGAGATCAGTTCTTTCATGTCGGTATTCTTGCAATGAGGCTTGATCACGTCACTCACAACAACATCATATAGTCTTCTCTTCGGGCTCGGTCCGCTTTCAGTGTTCAATGAGCACGGGTCTTCCAAGAGTCTTTCCACATCTATTTCAGGCTGAAGAAACGTTCGTGTGATCTTCTCGTAGAAGCGATAGGCTCCTGGGTAGACTGCTCTCATCACTCTTCCCATGGTCCTCATCTCCTGTACCTCCAACACTGTTCTATCTGGGAATCCTCTCATTACATACGACATCAGCTGGGGGGCACTTAGTCCTCCAATCACGTTGGGGCACAGGGCCAGAGCCAAGCTCGCAGCATCCCTCTCGGTTCGAAGCATCGATATCACCTCGG